GTCTAAAGAATCTTGAATTATGATTTGTAAACGGCAATCTAAACGTTTGAGAAAAAGGGCTGTAACGACCCATCACATCTTCGCCTTTACTGACTTCGTAATTCAAAGACACGCCACCCGGTTGGGTTATGTCAAGCGTCCATTGATCACCGACCACATCGGTAGCCACCGTTGGCTTTTGTAAGTAAGCAATTAGTTCAATCATTAGTACCCTCTATATGTTCCGCCTTTAGTTGTTGGCCTTTCTTTTGCACTCTTGAATTTGATTTGATACAAGAATGGTCGTCGCTCATTGACGTTCTTCTTAAACACAAAGCTTGTGTTCGTTATCACAATTGGCGTTACTGTTATTGATTGTGATGACAACAAAAACACGTTGGGTGACAACATCATTGCTTCAAGCAAATCCACTTCGTCTTCATTCCACAAATCGGTGTGTGCTGTATATTCTTGATGTGCGTTTACTTTTGCTATCCTAAGGCCGCCTTGGTCGCCGCGAAAGTTAAAGTCTTGTGAAGCGTCAGCGGTGTCCCAATTACCGGGAACTTGTTCGAACGTCTTACGCTTTATTGAAGACGTTTGCTTTTGACTAACTAAGTTAAAGCTTTGATAATCCCAAGCCCCAAAAGAATTTTGCCACGCCAACGTGATAGGATTATACCCATCAACACCATAACGACACTCTGCATCTTTCACGGTAAACTGATAACAACAAGAAGCCATATCAGTCTCCGTTCCGTTAGCCGGTACGGTTGTTGAATCTTTCATAAAGAAAACTTCGTAATATGCGATAAGGTTTGGATCAGCACTGAACGCCGTTGCTATGGAAGCGACTGATGTTTGTGACGCTAGATTGGTAGGACCTACACCAACGTATTGCTGTCGCTCATTATCGTTAGATACCGAGCCGGGTGCAGTACCCCCCGATGAAGCGGCTGTAATAAATCCCGATGCAGTAAGGGCATCACTTGAATTGTATGTTCCTATCCACACCGATACCGCCGTTGAACCGGTTGGGGCTGAGCCGTCCATCAAAACACCCAAAGTTACTGCGTCATTAAGCGTTACGTCTTGATGAACAACACCGATATCACTTGCTGTTGTGCTTACAAAGTTGCTGTCGATTACTCGGTCGCTTAATACTTGTGAAGATTTTGAACTAGGAATATAAGCGTCAATCCAATTTTCGCTGTATAGGTATTCCGGAATACCAGTATCCCAAGTTGCGGTCATACCTTTGATGGATCTCCTTAACCCCGCCGTCATTATGAAGTCAATATACTCACCATTGATGTAATTTGTTCCATCAACTACCGGTGCGCCTGTTGCAGTAGTCGAATATTCTTGCTTAAACCGCATTTCAATCTTCCGATAGTTTTCGCCGTTGCTTATCGACCAACTATCAGCCGGTACGTTCAAACCAAGTTTGTGAAGCGTCTTAGTGTATATCTGATTCGTGGAAGCGTTTTGATCCGCTTTTGTTATAGACATAAAGTCTTGCACTATTTGTTCCACCCTAAAGACACCACACCCTTCGGCGTTGGGAAACACCTTCACCGTAGCTACTTTAGTTCCGGCAATATACCATTCAGCTATGTAACGAAATTTGTAATACGAACCACCGGAGTATTCAGTTGAAGATATTACATACATTTGTTGTTCAAATACGCCGTGAACATCTACGGTGTCAGGACGTTGTCTTACGGTCATACTCATTCTACTTCGAGGTTAGGGTTTTTTTGTAGTGATTGTTTTATTGCGTCAGCCATATCGTTACCTAAGGCAAGGGCTAACATATTCAAGGCCTTAATTCTTAAACGCTTCCAAGTGCCACTAATAAATAAAGTCGGCTTCAGACCTCGATGCCATACCGCCCCGCTTATTGCAAAGACTATTGATTCGCGTGGAACAAACCGGCCTTGTGCATCGCGTGTTCCTTGAATGTTCTTTTGCACCGTCCAACGATCTATTGCGCTTCTTAATCCGTTTGCACTTCTTTCCTTACCCGCACTTTTACCGAACTTGAAAGGTGAGTCAGATTGCTTCGTGAAGATGTTCTTCGAAGCACCTTGTACGCCCTTATCGACGTACTCCCAATAGTCCACTTGTGGTGTAATGTTTACATACATCGCGTGTTGATTAGCACCAACAAACACCTTCATCGAATTGTAAAGCGCACCCGTGTTGATACGTCCTTGCATCTTTAAGCTAATACGTGCGTTCTTACGCCAACGCTTTCCTATAAACTCTAAAGCTTTTTTAGTATGTTCCGCAGGGTAGTCAACACCCCCAACGGTGAATTGAAGTTTAGCCATTAACTAAAGGGTGCAATGCAAAGGTCATTCTTATTCGATACCTCAATGGTTAGTGATCCACTCCAACCCGTCAATTCGTTATCGAACCTTGCCGTGAATGGTGTGCAAGTAATTGGAAGTTCCACCTTGTAATCGTCATCGACTGTGGTGTTTGTTGTAGCCAGTGACTGAATGAATTGATTCAATACATCGTGAAGTATTTGAAGCGTGTCCGAATAGACTTGGTTTCGGTCAGTCAAATCCGGTTGTATCATATCAGCAACCAACAATTCAAGGTCGTAACTCATAACGCCGTTGTCGATGTTTGCGCCAATGATTTCACAATACAAAAACGGATAATCAGTTTGACCAAGCTTATCAATATCAACTTGGTCTAAAGGACCGGCAGCAAAGTGCTGAAGCATTAAATGATTGTCAGTTATCGTTTGAAGTAGGTTCGTTATTTGGATATAAGATTTCATCTATATTGTTCTGCGTCTGGTGACTTGTTTTGTCGATTCAGGTCTTGTTCATAAGCTAAATATGTAAAAGCCGATTCTATTTCAATTTGCGTTGCGTCTTCTATTTTCAACGGATCTCCACCGGCTAGATTATAGATAATAGAATACCACCCCCACTTTTGAGCAATTAGGTTTGTTCCTGAGCCGCCTTTGAATAATTGACCAAATCGGTCGTTAAGGTTTCTGCGATAGACAAAAAAAAATTGGTTGCTCCTAATACAACGTCCATCTTCAAGTCGTCCCAATAGTTAGGCAAGACCACAGCATCGTAGTCCTCTATTGTGTAAAACTCTCCACCTTCGTTCACGATTGGTCGATATAAGATACCAATGATTTCATTCAAGTTCTCAAAGTACCCACCATTGCAGTAAGTTTCTAAGTCAGCAAATTCGCCAACGGTTAGCTTCGAAAGGTTAGGGTGAAAGCCATAACGCTTCCCTTTATACTCGATCTTCTTTTGAAGTTCTTGATTGTTTTGGTCGCTGTCCGTTAGCTTGTTTATGACCTTACCAATCCGATCTAATTCGTTGATGGTTAGCTTGGCAACAATCTCGGCATCTATATCGCAAAGAATTGAAATTGATTGCGTCATCCATTCCGTTGTGTCTTGGGCAAGATCGATGTTGGATAGGTCGCGATATTGCTTGACTGTAATATCCGCTAGTGAGTCGGGTACGATTAGTTCCATTATGATATAAAGTATTTACCTGAATAGGGTGTTCCAATGCGATTGATACAAACGTACCTTACCGCATCGACGATGTGGTTATTATGGTCGATAGGTTTTGAAAGCTGAACACCATTGCGGTCAGTTTCCCATCGGTAGTTTCTAAATTCCTTTTGTGCGTTTAACGAGTCTTTGAGTATATATAATTTATGGCGTTTCATTATGTCGATGCCTAAGCGAATACTGTCAGGACCTTTCTTTGACGGCTTGACGTTATGCCCTAACCGATGTAGTTCTTCAATCGACTTCGGTTCAGCACTATCGCAAATGATTGGTGTCCTATTGAGTTCAAGCTTGTCAAGTTCCATACTGATATCCCTATTGGTTAGACCGGTTGAATAAAGGTGTTCCTTAATATACAAAGAATAGTCCTCACGCCAAACTGAAACGATTGCCGTTGGATCATTCGTGAAGCCCCAGTCACACCCATACGCCACAAGCTTTGCACGTTCGGGTATTTCATCAGCGACTTGCCATTGTGGGAATACAGCGGCGGTATTTACACCACGTTCACCAAGTCCGTATATACGCCAATAGTTTTCGTCTGTTTCCTTAAAGCGTTCTATTTCGTCAATAACACTTTGTTCAAGAAACGGATTGTCAAGGTATGTGGTTTGAAAGAAGTCCACGTCTTTGCGTGGCAGAACGTGTTCGTATATCCAGTGGTATTGGTCACTTGGATTGTAGTCTAAAATTGTCTTGTCGGTCGTTCTTAAAATTAACTGACGAAAATCTTCAAGGGATAATTCGTTGGCTTCATTTATATAGAGAATGTGTCGCTTCCTTCCACGAAGTTTCTGTGGCTGATCCGCACTAATAAATTCAATAAGGTTGCCCCATAGTGTGTAGTTCGCTTGGCTTTTATTGTGGTGTTCTTCTTTGTAATGACCGCCTTGTGTAAGTATATCGAACCAATCCCGCATTACTGACGAGCGCAATGCCGGGAATGTCTTCCTTACTATCGTAATAACAATACCGGCTTTTTTGTTCTTGAAGCATAACTCGATTAACGCTTGGCAAATAGAATACGTCTTTCCAGAACGTGTGCCGCCTTGATGTACTTGGATCTTTGAGTTAGACTTTTTAACGTGGTAATATGTCGTCGGTTGTTTACTGATCATCAAACCATTTGAACGGCTTTGGTTCGTTCACTTCGATTTCTTGACGTTCAACATACCCTCTGTTCTTGCCTTTGGTTTTAAGGTAGAAGATCGTAGCGGCGGTGCTGCCGTCACCGATCTGTTTATGCAACTGACTTTCTGCGAAGTCAAGAGCAATGTCTTGTATGCTTTCTACTTGTTGCTTAAAGTCGTCGTCTGTTTTTAGCCAATCATAGTATGTAGTCCTTCCAACGTTTGATGTCTTACACGCAGTCGTAACTACGCCAAGTGATTTCTCCAAAGCATCAAGTAATGCCTTTTTATGGTGTTCGGTTTTGTTCATTTATTAAATCCATTATGTAACACAAATTAGCTTCTCTCTCAACGTCATTGTTGTTCGGAAGTCGTTTGGTATTGTAGTTGTCTTTTATGTTCTTAATCTTAGTCTTTTTGGCTTTTAAGAACTTATCTGTTTGGGTGTCTTTGCGATCCTCGTGCCTGAGTTTCTTTGTTATGTCGTCAGCTTCTAATACTAATATGTCGCACTTGCGTTCCTTGAATAGACTTTGATTGAATAGTCTGTCCCCTTCAAATATAATTGTTGAGTCCTCTAATGTCTTCGTTAGTTCCATAAATGCGGGTTGTACTGCCATTGATAGTTTGTCAGTACCGCTAAATAAAGACTCATCATATATTCCTATTATGTATAACTTGTCTTGCTTAGAGTAGAGTCCTTGAATAAGTCCATACTTGAATGTACGCAAAGGTATATTCTCAGCTATTGTTAGCCGTTTAATAAGTGTGCGCACTAAAGATGTCTTACCTGTTGCCGGTTCGCCGCCTATTGCTATAATTCTGTTAGCCATTTTTTGTCGTAAGTTTCTTTTCGGAAGTCCCAAAGAACTGACCAATCAACGCCGTAAGGTACTAGCGTTTCCATTTTGTCGATCTCCTTCCTCATACGTTCAATATAATAACCAACGTAGCGTTTGCCACGTCTATATTTTTTATATGCGCACAAGGTCGTTTCTATGTTCCAAATGTTCTTGTGTTCAACGTCTGTGGATTGTATAAGGTTTTTCAGTTCGCTGAACTCATATTGTAGATACTGCATAGCCCGTTTGCTAATCGTTTTCTTTTTGCCGTGTGTATCTAATTCAGGCCTGTCCAAGTAGTACACTAAACCATTGCGACAGCTTTCTGCATTCTTTAGATCTAAGATTGTTGGCTCAAAGTCGTAGCCGGTTAGCACGTTTACCATTTCAAGGTATATGAACATAGTAAATCTACCGAAGTTTCTTATTCGTAAAAGATCCTGAAAGCAATTGTCATAGGTGTTTTGTCGTGTCGGTTGTTTGAGTGAAGCGAAGTAGTCTGCTTGTGTGCGGCCGTTCATTAAGCTTCGGTAACTCTCAAAGGTTTCTACAAATTTGTCTTGCGTCTTTACTCTAAGTCTGTCTGTTTGAAATAAGGTTTGGTGCTTATGATTATCCCACCACCTACGTAACCTATTTACGTCCACGTTCTCGTAGTCAGGAAACTCATTGTATATATAATATA